CAAGTTGGTATGAAATACATCGATGATATCATTCTGAGGTATTCGAGGGATCTCGACAAGGACTACATGCTAGTTAGTCCGGATCTCATAGAACGCGGGGTGTGGATGCCTTTAATCGAGAAACTGAATCGGATAGATCCTCGATGGAAACTCGATCCAGAGAGATCAGATGAAGAAGAAATTTCATTTCGACTTCAGCGAGTACTGGAAGAAAGAAGTCGGTTGACGATCATCGACAAATCTAATCCTGTCTTGCTTTCGCTCCAGACGCAATGCCTTGACACACTTCACGACATTTCTCCAAGTGACACTGAATTCCAATCACTCGTTCAACGATACTCTGCGATCACAAAGAACAGAAGACATTCTGCGAAATTGGCTGTTCGATTGGCACAATATCAAACTCTACTTGCTACATATGAAAAGCATCGATTCGAGTTAGCGCAATCACTTTTGCACGAATACATCACAACATTTCACTTCAAGGTCAAAACAATCAATCGGGAATTATCGCCAGATGTTGAGGCAATGTTTGCTGAATTCATAGCAAGTGGAATTGGCAAGTTTTCATTAATGGCTATCAGTCCAGACCTACAAGTTAGACTGATGATCCTCGGATTCGAATATTTAGAGAAAATAGTCGAGACAAGACTGGGAGATGTTATAGAGACATATCGTGACATTGTACAAGATGTATCTGCGGGAGATATCATCATGCCAACGGGTCTTCCATCAGTACCTTGTTGGACTACACTCACTGGTAAAGAAGAGATTCCTGCGGAATTAAGTGAGATAGAGTACATCTCTGAACCAATCCCACACAGTGCACTCATGACAATAACTCAGGCAAGTGCACTGTTCAAATATGCCCACTTGTGCAGCACAAGCGGTGCAGATCCGCATGTTTTCACAAGTTATACTGGCTCAGATTCCCTTGGTGCTCAATTAGCATTCTTCAGGCTCCTCCGATTACAGAAATTTATCAGCTCTGATGATCGGATCTGTGACTTAACTGCTGGTAGGGGAGATGGTCAATATGCGCTTCGAGCAAATGGTCTGCAAGGAACCTCTTTCGCGTTGG